CGACCAAATAGTCAGTTTGAGTAATTGTCCATTGTGTAGTCATGTTTAAACTCCTTGTGTTTGTTGAGCCGCCATTTGCGCTTGATAAGCCGCAATCACTTCAGCAGTCCAGACTGTATTGCAGATAGCAACAACATTAGCGGGAACGCCTGTCAGGTCTTGTGCGGGTGTGAGGCTTGAACGATGGTAAGTTTGGCTGATTTGATTGCCATCTTCCATGATGCGTGTAGCCTCACGATAAAGAACGATGCCGTTCTCGGTTACTGTGATTTGGTCAACAGTTGTGGTTTTAGTAAGTGACATTTTAATTTCCTTTGGTTAGTGTCCGACTGCATAATCCAATGCAGTTAATTAAACAAAATATGTTCCAGCAAAAATGATAAAAGTAGAATCTAAAGTATTTGCAACTGTCTGTTGGCTATCACCAACACCACTTCCAGAATTATAAATAGTAATATTAGTTTGGCCATGTTGTTGCTCTAACCCCAACTGTGTTCTACCAGCGGCAAAAGTAAAACCTGAAAACTCTGCAACTGCATGTGCTCCGTAATAACCACCTGATAGTGATGTAAAGGGTAAGCCACTAATTTGTATATTTCCTGCCATACCACCTTTATTTGATATGTTGATATAACAAGTCACACTAACTGAACGACCAACTTTTGTGTAAGCCGCAAGTTGAGCGTTATAAGTTGGTGAACCCGCAGTTACGGTACCAAAAAATGTTGGTGTCCAAGTCCCCTCCTCATAATCATCCAAAGTATTAGCGTTTGATGATGCTGATTGAGTAGCGGGGAATGTGATGCCAGCACCGCTTGATGATGGGGTAGAGTTACCGACACTAATTGTTGAAATAAAGCGAACAGTACCGCCTTCAAAATAACTTGTCCCGTTTGCTTGAATATCTACTTTATCTGTAGTATCACTTTTTATAAGCAACCGACCATCATTACTTGCATTGGTTGTTAAGCTGAATGTGTTTTTCCCAGCGGTGTTTGGTGAAACTTTGAGGTCACCATTCACATCTAATTTTGAACCGGGCGAACTTGTGCCAATACCTACATTACCTGCGCTTGTAATTCTGACTCGTTCTGTAGAACTAGTTTCAAAAGTAAATGTGTTGGCATCAATTCCTGTAATTCCAGCCGTATTTGAAGTTTTATAGGAAGTTGCGGCTGTGTTATGAGTTATGGCACCAATGTTACTGCCCGTTGTAGTGGCATAAAAAACCGCAGAAGACCCACCATCAGGTTGTGCAGAGTTAAATGTACCAACCCCACCACCTTCAAAATACACACCCCTTGTTGTTTGTGCGGTTGTCGTTTTGCTAATTAGAAAGTTACCGCTAGTGTCTATTCTGGCTCGTTCTGTGCCGCTTGTTATAAAAACAGCAGGGTGAGCAGAATTAGTACCAACATAGCCAATGCCATTAGAATTGGCAAACATTGTCATGTATACAGAATTATTATAGTTAGCAGTAATTCTGCCGCCTTCTGATGGGCCTTTTACCTCTAATACTGTATAACCTGAAAAAGTAGTAGGCGAACTTGTACCAATACCTACATTGCCTGCACTGTCAATACGCATTGCTTCAGTTATAGAACCAGCAACAGGTCTAACATTAAATTGAAGGTTAGTTCCAACATTGTCAGTATCCGCACCAAAGCGAATAAAACCAACAGTTGAATTGCTTGAATTCACTATTGCAATAGTGCCACGATTGCCTGATGTAACACTACTAGAATTAGCCATTCCAATTGTGACATCGCTAGTGCTTGCAGCTTCAAATCTATAATTTGGTGCAGTAGTCCCCACACCCAAATTCCCAGCGTTTGTCAGAGTCATGTACTGAGAAAAGGTAACTGTGTTCCCTGCACTAACACTACTTGCGGTTGAAGACCAAGAATGACCACCTTGGAATTGCTGATACCTACCTGCATAGTCACTGATGATGGCTTTAAAGTTCGTGCCATCGTAATATGCATTAGATGCAATTACTGCACTTGCGTAAGTTGCACCCGCAGAACCACTTAAACCAAATAGAGAACCATTTGTTCCAATTTGAAGTGCCTTGTAAAATGTACCTGATGTGTTCCAAGCATTCGGTGTAACGCCAACACCTAAACTAGCACCATCAAAGACTAGCGCAGAGCCAGTAGCCAATGCACTAGAACTAGATGCGTAAACCACACCGCCTGATGTGAATGATGTTAGGTTAGTACCGCCATTGGCAGTAGGTAATGTTCCTGTGACATCAGCCGTTAAAGACACTGCGCCAAAAGTAGGTGCTCCACTTGCATTGCCGTGTAGGACTGTGGTTGTTGTACCCAAACTTGCCATAGGCGTAGGAGTTGCACCCGCCCCAGCCCCTAACACCAATGCGTTAGCTGTCAATGCAACAGACGATGCCAATGTGCCCGTAGCCGTATAGCCCAATACACCGCCTGATGTCCCTGCTGTAAGACCTGTACCGCCAGAGGCAACCGGAAGCGCAGACCCCAGAGTCAAAGAAGAAAAGTACGAAGCCGCATCAACTACGTTTGTGCCGTTGTTGTAGACCAGCGTAGCCTTGCCCGCAGGGACAGAGATGCCCGTACCTGAAGTGTTCTTAACCGTCTTGGCTCCAGTGCCGGTATTGTTAATAAGGTAAAACTTCTCAATCTGGCAGCCAGAACCCAGTATCAAACTACGCACAGAACCTATGCCCGTGGAGCTTTCTGTGATGTTTAAGCGCAGATTTCTGGCCGCTTGGGTTGTTGCTGAGTCTGTTAATGTAATTGTTACATCTGCGTCAGACGCAAAATCTACGGTGGCTTGGCCTGTAATAGCCTCACCCAGAACTGCGTCGCCCAAATTAACATTGGTAGAAGTGCCCCATGTACCCGAGTTTTGTCCTGTCTCAAGCAACTCTATTTTAAGTGCTGACCATGTTGATGCCATTTTTAACTCCTAATTCGTTGAAACATCAGCCCAAGCTGCTGTCTGTGTATTACCAATATTCTGCCAGCTTGCAGTCTGCGTGTTACCGATATTCTGCCAGTTTGCGGTCTGCGTGTCATCTATAACACTCCATCCAAACGCCTGTGAAAATGCGTTAACTGCCCCAGTTGCCGATACGCCCGTTAAGGCTATTGACTTGCTAATTCCTACCGACCCTACCGCGCCTGTTGCAGCTACACCTGTCAAGGCCGGAGAATGCAAAACACCCAGTGTTCCAACCGCACCCGCCGATACCACACCTGTCAAAGCTATGGAGAACGCTGGAACTACCGTCCCAACAAACCCGCTGGCAAAAGTCCCATTCTCAACAATAATGTACGATGGTACGACCGTCCCTACATCACCCGTTGCCGATACACCCGTCAGGGCTATCGCTGTACTACTTACTACCGTTCCAACCGCGCCTGTCGCTTGAACACCTGTCAGGGCTATTGCTTTTTCAATACCTACTGACCCTACGGCTCCCGTTGCTTCAACGCCCACCAAGGCGCTTGCCGTATTAGCTACCGCTGTCCCCGCCGCTCCAACCGCTTCTACACCCGTTAGGGCTACCGATACATTGACCTCAACACTTCCAACGGCTCCCGTTGCTTCAACGCCCGTGATGGCAAGATGACCGCCGCCCCAGACACTACTACCCCATGTACCGTCGCCCCATCCAAGAGACATAGCATCAAGTTGTGGACAAACGCAATAACGCAGTTGTCGTTGAACTTGTTGGCATTGTTAATGTAAACACCCCAGACGTAATGGTCTGGCTACTGAATGTGTGAACGCTAACCGCTGTATTGCCCTGTGTGGAGTTGTAAATTAATACCGCGTCAAAAGCAGCAAAGGTTACAGGCGCTACACTAGTCCCATAGACAATACTTGCCGAAGGAGTCCAATAAGCCACCCCTGCGGTAGCTGTAGCATTGGTAGCTACAGGCACGTTCGTATTGGTAATAATTTCTCCGCCAGCCGAATAGTTGGCTGACGACACTTCGTTGCTCGCACTGTAAGCAGTGGTCGATGCGTTAACAGTAGCGCCCACCAAATACAAAGCCGCCTTAAACGTGTCTTTTGTGGGTGCTGTTAAGCTAGTCCTGCTGGTCAGCGTGATAGTGCCAAATTGGTGACCGCCATTCAATAACTGACCCATGAAGGAGGTACACATTGATTGTGTATTTGCCATGATTTATCCTAGTGATGCTGCTTCAAGACCCGCTAACATGGATTTTTTCAAAGCCACATGAGCAGAACGATGTACTAATTCGCCGTCCAACCAATACTCCACCCATGTGGTGGTTTCGTTGTCATTATCGATGGTTCCTTCACGCTTTTCAAGCAATGATTCGTCCATGTCACCTTTGGTTGTTGTAATCAATTTGAACTCCTGATAAGGGCCGCCGTAGCGGTATTTGCTGGCATTGTGATAGTGAATGTACCGGCGGACGTTTTGTCAGACCCGAAATCCAACACAGCTACGGATTTGTTACCTTGGGTAACGTTGTAAATCAACGCACACCTAGCCGTGATTGCGCCTGTCCATGAGATGTTTGGGAAGCCCACATAGGCTGTGTACCCAGAAGTGTTGACTGTGATTGGAGTCAACTGTGCCCCGCCAGCAGAGTAAGTGCCTGTGTTAGCTACTTCATCAGTTGAACTGTAAACGGTTGTGTCTTCGTTCAAGTTAGCATTAGCCGTGTACAAAGCAATCTTGATAACGTCAGTCGTCAGGTCATGAATACCTTGATACAACTGCGCCTTGAAACTTGTGGTCTGGGTCTGGATAATTGACATATCAAGTTACCTTCTGACGGAACTGACCAGAACGGTAAGCGTCTTGACGCTCCATGCCATCACCCAGACGTTTAGCCAACGCAAGTGCTTCTTGGTACTTGGTGTTATACAGCAGCATCATGTCTTGCTCACCCTTCATGTAGGTGTAAGCCTCAACCAACGAGCCGTACAACAGCACCGTGTCAAAGTTATCACCAAGCCATGAGGTGAAGGGTGCCACGGAAATACTTGGCGGGTAGAAATAGTAATGCAGTTCGGAACTGTATGCCGCGTCGGGTGTTGGGCCAAGAATAAAAGTTAACTCTGCCGCGTTATCCGAACGTGGGCCAAACAGCGCATAGTACTTAGGAATTCCCGTGTCTGTGGGCTGTGGATATGCCTGCCGGATAAAGTTAACGTCTTTGTTCAGCAAATACTCGTACTCGCCACTGGCGTTAATGACAGCCAATGAATACACCGCTAAGAAATCCGTAGGGCACTGCAAGTACTTATTACTTGTAGTCATTGACCCCGTCACATTCTTACGAATAGACGGAAACTGCACCGAGTTATAAATACGCTGCTCAGCTTGCGTAACGAACACGGGGATATTAGCCACGAAATCTGCTTCCGTGTTTTCCGTGTACGCTTGAATAGCAGCGCTGAGTTCAGTGTAATTCATGCCATTGGGCCCCGAGCCATCAAGCCTTTAGTTGCTGCACCTGTGCCGCGAACTTTGATACCAGAAGTTTTAACGGGCTGATTGCCCGCAGCTTTACTACGGTTGCCAACGCTAACGTTCAGCGTCTCCAGCTTGCTATGATTTGGCCCGCTACCGGGGTTATCTGACATGCTAACAAGCTTACCCTTCATGTCGTGCGGTGCAGCATAAGTAGCGGCGTCGCCAACTTCTTTACCCATCATCTTTTTGCTAAATGTAGCCATGATTAACCTCGTTTCTGGTTAGCGACTTTGGCCAGACCACGGCCCATAGATAACATATCGGCATCGGTCTTACCGCCTTTACCACTCTTACCGCCTCTGGGGTTTGGTGCGGTTGGGCCATCACTAGGAAAAATTTGAACATCTGTTTTACCCTTTTTAGCGATGCCATCTGCTGCTTTTTTGAATCCCATTTTAATCTCCTAAGTAACTGTTACTGTAACTGTACCAACAAACGTCGTTGCCACCAAGTAGTTTGGCGTCAAAGCGGCGTCAAAATTACTCGATCCACCTACTGGAGCCCAGCCCCATTGAATATCTCGAGAACCACCTGTAACGTAACCAGCAGCATCAGGAGCATTACTAGTCGAGTTAACTGTTTGCAACCCGTTTGTACCCGCCGTAACGTAGGTTGAATCTCTACGTGGATTACGCACAGCCTGTGGGTCATCAACTGGATACATACCCAATTGCAACTGCGGCTGATCTGGATCCCAGCACTCAGGACAAACAAGCAGATTGTAAATCTTAGTCTTCTTAATCTCTTTACGAAGCGCCGTTAATTTGAACTGGAAGCCACAGCGATCGCACATGGCGATACTGTTCTTACCGGAAGCAAACCTATTGCCCATTTACGTACCACCACCAATAAACATTTGCCTCGGTACAAACCGCAAAGAAGCATGTTCTTGATCTTCCCCAGCCGCCAACTGCCAAGCTTCGTCGTATTGAGCTTTAAGGACGTCTAAACGCCCCGCCCCTTCTGGAACTTTTAACGCCAAATAGTAGGCGAGTCCAGCAACCAAGCAGGGCAAGAAACGGAAAGGTACATCCATAGTGCGAGCGCCACCGCCTGCGTCATCAATACGGCGCATACGCCAGTAAACGAATTGGTAGGTTTGTGATCCATCTGGGGTTGGCCAAACAGTAACGGATGGCAAGTTTTGCGAATAAACAGCAACGCCGGTTAAGTGCGCCACTGCAGTTGTATTGTTTTGGCCACGGAAGCAGTTCATCAACTGATTGCCGCTAATGTAGCCATACTGCACAGTTTCGTTTTCGATCAGGACAAACCCATTTGTGGCCAAGCCAGCAGTAGAAGTTAGCGTAATCGTGGTGGCTGTGGCAGTTATTCCACCATTTAATGTAGTCCCTATGGACGACGTTTGACCATCTAAACGTTGAAACCACACCTGAATTGGGCGGGCTTGCTGTAATTTATTAGGTATTGTTGCGTAAGTAGAAACACTAATACGGGTAATTGTCAGGTCAGACTGCGTAGAAACATTACCTTCGCCCGTACGAATAACGTGTTCTAGCAGATCCACAGTATCGCTTGGTAGCGCGTAAGTAGCCAAACCTTGAGTAAAGGTAAGTGTACCCTGCTCAAACGTCCACATGTTAATACCACGGTTTGCCCAGTCAGCAAACAACAGATTCAATGAACGACGGGCAGTACGTAAGTCGTAACCCGTGCGAAGCTCGGAGCCAGCACGCTCAAACGCTTCCTCAACAATCTCATTGAGGTCAAGATTAAACGCTGCAACTCCAGAAGTAGTCATCTAAATCCCGCCGTTTTCTTTGCAATTGTTTTTGGTTGCGCTACAAACTGCTTTCCGGCTTTCTTGCCAGCACGCTTTGCACGTGTTGTAGCGGCATATTCTGATGGTGATAAAGACTTAATCGCTGCTTCGGGCAAGTATCTCTCTCCCGTCTTACTTGACGGTTTGCCAGACTTAGTGCGCCATTTCTGGTCGCCCCAGTCTTTAAGAGACTTTTGCGGAGCTTTCAATCTCTATACCCTCCACCAGAAGCTTTGTACTTCTTAGCAACAAGCTGTGCTTTTCTCGCGCTCCATTGTCCTGCACCCGTACCTTGGGTAGCTGCGGCTTTTACCTGAGACACAATCCGCTTACGCAGACCGGGTTTAGTATAGTTGCCAGCCGCATTTACTTTGCCGCCTTCAGCGTACTGTGTAAAGTCAGTGTCATCCCGACGAGCTTTACGCTTGCCCTTGGGCATTTTGCTTGGGCTAATATCACCCATTCCACGGGATGCCATCATGATTTAGCACATCTTTCCACGGGTTTTACCCCGCTGAGCAATACCGTCGGCACGACGGGAAGCGGTTACACCACCAGAAGCCATCTTTGTAACAGGCTTCATACCTGCGGGTCTGCCTTTTTTGGAGAATGACATGAACTTAGCAGTCATACCGCCTTTTTTCATACCATCGCCTTTGTAGTTCTCTTCGCGGGGCAAACGAGTACCGTCTTCGTAGCGACCAGAATACTCTCTGCGGGCTTTTTCGTTAGCGTCAGTTTCACGTCGATAGTTGTCAACTTCTTCTTCATCTAAACGAGCCTTAGCATCTTTGGACAACTCAACCTTATCACGGCGGTTTGCTGCTTTTTCAGCGGCATCGCCAAGACCAGACTTGTCAACCATTTTCTTGCCTAGGCCGGTCTTTTCGTCAATTTTACGGCCAACCCCGTAACCAATTTCAAACATAACTTGACCAGCACCAGCACGGCCAACGTTACGATTTTCAGCACGGCGACCAGCTTCCCGAACGGCTTCTTTAGCGCCGCCAGTAAGCTTAGAAGAGTCTACGTTACGGCCTTTTTTGCCTTTTTGAAAATCTTCTCTGACGCGATCAAGAACGTCATCATTGAGTCCGGGTAGATTGTCCCATCTTGTAGCCATAGTTACACCATCTTTCCGCGAGTTTTACCTTTGGTGCAGCAACCGTCAGCACGTTTAGAAGCTGAGCCAACTGATCCACCTTTAGCTTTCTTTTCAAGCAAATCACCCATACTTACGCGTGAAGAGAGGTCATAAGCGGCTTCGTTATCTGCAGCGGCTTTACGATCTGCAACTTCGGCTTTAGCCGCTTCCATCTTTGCACGGGTTTCAGGATAGATAACTTCGTTTTGAGACTCAGGCGTGCGCCTAGGCTTGTATTTTTTAGCTGCTGCTGGTGTCATTGGCATGATGTTTCCTTAGCAGGACTTGCCGCCCATGTTCATCTTAATCATTTTGCCCTTGGTTTTACCCTTAGTGGCAACGCCGTTAGCAGCAGCGCGGAACGTACCGCCACCAGCCAACTTAGTCATAGTTGCGCCTTTGTGCAAACGACCTTCGTGTTTGTTTACAGCCTTTTGCATCATGGACTTATCCATCTTGACGTCTTCGTGCTTCATGCCACCTTTAGCCATGCCGCCTTTTTTCATTGCGCCTTTACCGTCACCAATAAAAGCGGGTTTACCGTCTTTCATGGGCATAGCGCCGCCGCTGGAATATCCGCCCATATTCATTTTCTTTGTAGCCATAGTATCACCACCTTCTTTCATGATTGACATCTTCCCATGAAGTGTCTTGGGTTTGTTAATCTTTTGAAGGTCGGGACGGGCGTATCCACCAGAACCGAACTTCTTGCCTTTATCCGCTTCGTTGAAATCTTTCCCAACACTTTGCGGAATTCCTACCTTCTTGGCAAACGCAGGGTTATGCGCAATTGCTGCCATGAAGTTGTGTTGTTTTTTACTTGTGCTCGGCATCATTTCCCCGCTTGAATAAGTTGGTCAATTTTTGCTTCCAACCTGTTAAAACGTTGGTCAATGTGGTCAGTAATTCTTTGCACTTCTGCTTGAGTAGTGTAATCACGGGCTAACTCCTCTCGGGTTTTGTTGAGCAAAATGTCAAGGCGTTTAATTTCAGCAAATTTTTCTCTGGCGGTAAACGTCAAAAGCCCTGTAAACAGGGTCAAAATTGCTGTCCAAATCGTATTAACGTCTAGCATTTCCAAGCTCTAAGTGATTTGTTTATGCGTGAGTCTGGGTCTTTGGCGGTCTTTGGGGACGTCAATTTCTTTTTCATCCCTTCCATCCTCGCACAGAAAGAGTCGCGCCGGGAGCCGCCTTCTGGCTGGGGAGGTTTCAAGTTCATGCCTTGCTTTTTGGCGGAGGCTCGACCCTTGGCATTCAAGCCACCCTTGGGATTCTTGCCCTCTTTCCTCTGCCATGCTGGACTCTTAGCCATAAAACACCGTTGCTGTTACGGAACTTCCAAGGCCAACGTAAATACCGTTGGGGCAATAAATACCTTCACCGGGAATCTTGACTGGCAAACCTATTGTGGTGTACGTATCCAATTCCACCAATATGGTTGGGTAAAAAGTGGCATTTCCTGTCGTAGAAGTTGACACCGGTGAAGTTACAGTAAACACGTTTGCATTTGTAACTGTGACTGTATAAACGGCATCTCGTGCTGTGCCCGAAGTGCAATCTAAAAATACGCGCTGCCCACTCACTAAATTGTGGCCAGTAATCGTAACCGTAATTGTGGTTGTCGTTTGGCTGTATGTGCCTGATTTGCTTACAGTAGGGTCGGCAATGGCAATATTACGTAAAGAAGACGTGCCCGAAGTTACAGTAATACCTTTTAAGCGTGTGGCGTAGCTTACTGCCGTGCCAGATGCTGAGGCATGATAAGATTTAACGTCATACTGCATTGTCATGGCTTACCCCTTATCCATAAAAAATGGTTGAGGTTACGGTGTTTGCTGTTGGCAAACCAACATAAATACCATCCATAGCCAAGATACCTTCACCCGGAATCAACGTATAAAACGAAGTACCAGAGGCACAATCAAGCTCAGTCAAAATTTGAGTATAGACAGCCACATTACCAGAGGTAGTTAACACTCCAGTTGTCACCGTAAAAGTATTCTGTGTTACTGCGGTGACATCATACGTATCATTGATAGCATTGCCAGTAGAGAATGTTAACCATACACGCGACCCTAAAACAACGCCATGACCAGCAATAGTCACTGTACAAGTTGTAGTCCCGGGGATGTCGTATGTTCCAGTTTGGGCCACATTATTTGCTACAGCTACATTGTAAGCAGTGGATGTTGAAGGAGATATTACGACCCCTTTCAAGCGGGTGCGATAAGGCACGGCTACGCCCGAGACACTGTTGTGATACGACTTTACGTCATATTGCATCGTCATGTTGTTGCTCCAATTCCGGTGCGTCTAGCCTGTTTATAAGCATCTTGTACGCTTGGATTGTGGCTTGAGCCTGAGTCAAAAAAGTTTGGGCTTTCTGTGCTTCAGTCTCAAGTTCACAAATCTCAGTCTCCAAGAATTCCTTGGTGATCTGCATTACGAGAATGTAGCGTAAGCAGGAACGTAGTACACAGTACCCGCAATCATTACTTTGATTGCTTTAGACACAGTAGTCACGCTGGTTGCTGTCGGAGCACAAGTAGCGGCTGGGCCTGTTGCAATATTCATCAACAAAGGAACTTCACCAGTGTTTGCGCCGCTGTCAGTCACGCGAATGAATGAAGCAGTGGCTGGCAAAGAAGCATTAACAGAGTAGTTGGTATCCAACTGCAACACTGCCAAAGTACCGCCGGGAGAAGCCTGTGAACCACCTAAAGTAGCGCGGATTGCGTTAGCCGCGCCAGAGATAGTGCCCGTGCCATCAATTTCACAAGATATGTGAGCACCGTTGATCGTACCGGCAGTAGCAGCAGCAACGCCTGTTACAACAGAGAAAGCGCGGAGGGTTTCGCCTGAACCTGTAGAGGTAAAGGTCAGCTTGTTGTAGCTTAAACGTGTATCGCCAGATGCGGCTGAAGTTGTAGCAAATGCAGCATTAACGTTTTCTGCTGTAGTTACTGCAAGAGGAGAAGCAGAA